GCGCTACATTGATCCTCGTAAAATTAAAAAAGTTATTGAATTTGATAAGGGCAGAGACAGAGTATCTCCTGCTGATCCTCAAGTTAATACACTTATCCCTAAATCTGTAGAGTATTTCATCTACAGTCCTAAGGGTCTCCGTGGTTATGAAAACCATGGTGTCAAAGTAGCACCTGACGCTATCTGTTTCTGCCACTCAGGTCAACTTGATATGCAGCGCAACTATGTGCTGGGTCATTTGCATAAGGCAATCAAGGCACTCAATCAACTGAGAATGATTGAGGACTCCCTGGTTATCTATCGTTTGTCTCGCGCACCTGAGCGTCGTATCTTCTATATCGACGTTGGCAACCTGCCTAAGCAAAAGGCAGAGCAGTATCTTCGTGAGGTGATGTCCCGTTATAGAAACAAACTGGTCTATAACGCCGACACTGGAGAGATCCGTGACGACAAAAAATTCATGTCCATGCTGGAAGACTTCTGGCTTCCTAGACGTGAAGGTGGTCGTGGCACTGAGATTACAACTCTTCCTGGTGGTCAAAACCTGGGTGAGTTGGAAGATGTCAAGTATTTCCAGAAGAAACTGTATCGCTCACTCAACGTCCCCGAGTCACGTCTGGAGTCTGATTCTTCTTTCAACGTTGGTAGATCTGCTGAGATCACCCGTGATGAAGTTAAATTCCAGAAGTTTGTCGTGCGCCTTCGCAAGAAGTTTAGCGATCTCTTCCTTGATTTGCTGAAGACTCAACTGGTGCTGAAGGGTGTCTTCTCACTGGATGAGTGGGATGACATGAAGGAGCACATCCAGTTTGATTTCGTTGCTGACAACTACTTCAGTGAGTTGAAAGAGCAAGAGATCATGAATGCTCGCATGGCTTTGTTGCAGCAAATGGATCCTTTTGTGGGTCGTTACTTCTCTCTTGAATATATGCGCCGTCAAATTCTGCGTCAAGCAGATGCTGAATACAACGAGCTCGATAAGCAGATGGAGAAAGAGATTGCTGATGGTAAGGTCATGGATCCCATGGCAATGCCTACCATGGAGCATGAGCAGATGGCAATGTCTCTCCAACCACCCGAGCCCGATCCTGCGGAGCAAGGTATCGATGACGCGGATTACAAAAAAGGAAATATCTAAATAGTATTATCGAATTAACATATTATTATGCCTACTGATGCCGCGCTCGATATTGTCAATGCATTGTTTGCAGGTCAGAAAGACCTGTCAGACTTTGTAGCAACTGGCATGAATGCTACTGCTCTTGATGCTCTCGACGCTAAGAAAAAGGAAATGGGTGCAAAGATGTTTGCTCCCGAGACTGAGGAAGATCCTGAGTCTGAGAACCCAGAAGCAACCGCCGACCAAGAGGAAACTACAGATGAAACTGATCAGGGAAGAGATTGAAACCGCTAAGGTAATTATCACCGAAGGCAAGAATGGTAAGAAGAATCACTTCATTGAAGGTGTTTTCCTCCAGGGTGCAATCAAAAACCGTAACGGTCGCATGTATCCTGTAGAAACTCTTGAGAGAGAAGTTGCTAAATATAACGAGTCCTATATCCAAAAGGGACGCGCACTAGGAGAGTTGGGTCATCCTGATGGTCCTACTATCAACCTAGATAGAGTGTCTCACCTGATTACCAATCTGCAAAGAGAAGGTAATAATTTCATGGGTAAGGCAAGAATTCTCGATACCCCTATGGGTAACATCGCTAAGTCACTGCTCGATGAGGGTGTGAAACTTGGTGTTTCCTCTAGAGGTCTTGGATCTATCAAGGAAGAGAATGGCATGAAAGTTGTTGCTGATGACTTCATGCTTGCTACGGCAGCAGATATCGTAGCAGATCCTTCTGCCCCTGACGCTTTTGTCAATGGCATCATGGAAGGTAGAGAGTGGGTATATGCTGGTGGCGCAGTCCATGAGCAGAGAATCGAAGAGATTAAGAATCGAATTGATAATGCACACCGTAATCAATTGGAAGAAATGAAACTTTCCGCGTTTCATTCATTCCTGAAAAATTTGTAATCATAAATAATTACTAGCATAACGCACGTTTGTACCAAGGAGACTACAATGTCACAAGAGATTGAAAAAAATCTGGATGAATCGAGTGTAACCGCTGGCGCAAAGGCTGCTGATCCCATGCAAAAGCTCGGATCAGATGGCAGTAGTCTCGCTGGTGTTGCAGACCTCGGTGGTCCTACGCCCCAAAACAGCAAACCCGATGATGAGAGCAACAAGCTCAAGGTTGTCGCTGGTGGTAATGCGTCCGCACCTACCACAAAACCTTCCAATGCTTCAGGCACCAAGGCAGAATTTTCTGCTAAAGGTGATGTGAAGGCAGGTCACGAGCCCGAGGGCGAAGTGATTGCTGAAGACGAGGTGCAGGAGACCGTCCTTGAAGTCGATCTCTCCGCTGATGTCGCTGCTCTGACCGAAGGGGAAGAGTTGAGCGAAGCATTCAAAGAAAAGGCAAAGACCATCTTTGAAGCAGCAGTAGTTTCCCGCCTTAACGAAGAGCTGGAGCGTATGCATGAGGACTATGCAAAGGTCCTCGAAGAAGAAATTGAATCCGTCAAGACTGATCTTGCTGAGAAAGTAGATGAGTATTTGACTTATGCTGTGTCCAACTGGATGAAGAATAACGAGCTCGCAATTGAGCACGGTATCAAGTCTGAAATGGCAGAGTCTGTCCTGACTGGTATTCAAAAAGTTTTCGTTGAGAATTTCATTGATCTTCCCGACGAGAAAGTTGACTTGGTTGACGAAATGACCGAGCAACTTCAAACCATGGAAATAAAACTCAACGAGTCTATTGAAGAAAATGTTGGTCTCCATCGTGAGGTCGGCACCTACATGAAGAATGGGATTGTGACAGAAATGGCAGAAGGTCTGAGTCTCTCGCAGCGCGAGAAACTCGTAACTCTGGCAGAAGCTGTTGAGTTTGAAAATGAAGAGTCCTTCCGTGCGAAGGTCGCTACCCTCCGTGAATCATATTTCTCCACCAAACCCGAATCACCTGAAGTGGTGACTGAGGATGTCCAGGTTGAGAATGCACCTACTGGTGATGCAATGTCTGTCTATGTGCAGGCCCTGTCCCGTTGGGGCAAATAATCCGTCCAATTCTTTTCTACTAACTAGGAGACAAAATGTTTAACGCAGAACATCTCCAGGAAAAGTGGTCCCCTATTCTTGAGCACTCAGAGCTCGATCCTATTAAGGATACATACAGAAAGGCAGTGACCTCCGTCCTCCTGGAAAACCAAGAAACTTTCCTCAAGGAAGAGCGTGGCTTCATCTCTGAAGCAGCACCCACCAACAGCCTTGGTGGTACTGGCTACTCAGGTAGCAGCGCAGCAACTGGTCCTGTAGCAGGTTTCGACCCTGTGCTGATCAGCCTGATCCGTCGCTCCATGCCTAAGCTGATTGCTTATGACATCTGTGGCGTGCAGCCCATGACTGGTCCTACTGGACTGATCTTCGCAATGCGCTCCACTCAGGGCACCAACCGCGACATCAACGCTGGTGCATCTGAAGCATTCTTCAACGAAGCAGACACCCGTCATTCTTCTGAGAATGATGGTGACAACCTGGGTGCTGGCGCTCAGACTGGTAGCAACCCTGGTCTGCTTGCTGATGGTGCTGGTCAGTATACGATCGGCGGTCAGGGCATGACCACTGCTCAGTCAGAAGCACTGGGTGATGCCGCTACTAACCACTTCAACGAGATGGGTTTCTCCATCGACAAAGTGACCGTTACTGCAAAGTCACGCGCTCTGAAAGCAGAATACAGCCTTGAGTTGGCACAAGACCTGAAGGCAGTTCATGGTCTGGACGCTGAGTCCGAGCTTGCAAACATCCTCAGCACTGAAGTGCTGGCAGAGATCAACCGTGAGGTTGTCCGTACTGTTTACAAGATCGCTCGTCCTGGCGCTCAGAACAACACTGCAGCAGCAGGCACCTTTGACCTGGACGTTGACTCCAACGGTCGCTGGTCGGTTGAGAAATTCAAAGGTCTCCTCTTCCAAATTGAAAGAGACATGAATGCAATCGGTCATGAGACTCGTCGCGGGAAGGGCAACATCCTCATCTGCTCTGCAGACGTGGCAAGTGCTCTCTCCATGGCAGGCGTGCTCGACTACAGCAGCGGCATCTCTGGTGCTGTTGGTGGTCTCTCCAACAACGTGGATGACAACTCCTCCACCCTGGTTGGCACCCTCAACGGTCGCATCAAGGTCTATGTTGACCCCTACTCTGCAAACGTCTCTGACAACCACTTCTATGTGGCTGGTTACAAAGGCAGCAGTGCATATGACGCAGGACTCTTCTACTGCCCCTATGTGCCCCTGCAGATGGTCCGTGCCGTTGGTCAGGACACCTTCCAGCCCAAGATCGGATTTAAGACTCGCTACGGCATGGTCGCAAATCCCTTCGCTGAAGGTCTCGCACAAGGTCAAGGCGCACTCAACGCTAATGCAAACCGCTACTACCGTCGTGTCAAGGTTGCTAACCTGATGTGATGGCAGCCCAAGTGGGCATTTCAACACAAGGGACCTTCGGGTCCCTTTTTTTATGGTTAAATAGATCTACATGAGAAGATTGAGATGCCGAAAGGACAAGTGACCAAAGTGGATATAGTCTCTCGCCTTTACAAACTGAAGACATCACTCTTCAACGGAGATCATAAAGATAAAACGGGACAATGGCACGATGGTGCCCATTATGCACTAAACTCTGTATTGAATGTACTCGACGAATACAGAACATGAAGAAGGATTTGGATTTCATCGATAACCTATTCTCCAACATGGATAACAAAGACCTGAAAAAACTAGCAGAGAAAGCACAAAGAATGAAGATGGATGTCCTCTTTGAGGAGCCCTGCCCTATCTACGAAGGTGATGCTGAAGACTGGGAAGATTTTTGGTATAACGAGGATAAATAAGACGTAGCATCCTATGTCTTATGACCTTCAAGAATCAAATTGAGAATCAAAACTTCTTGTCTCCCATAGGATTCAAGTTTAGTCTTGCTCGCTTTCCGAAGGTC